GACAACGAAAATCACAGTCGAGTATATTTTAGACAATATGAAGAAAAAACTTCAGGTATTGCAGTATGCGGATCAATCAGCCATGCAACCTGGAGCTTGATATTTGGAGGAGCTATGAATAGAACGACAAAAATAAACATCTTAGCGTATGCTTCAGAGCCGGACAAGAACTATAAGTACGAGGGCGACATTGTCGATTACAAAGGGAAAAGATATTTTGTGAGTCTGGCAGAAGAGCGAGTGGAATTTATCGGGATTATTAAGGAGGATGAGTAGAATATGAAAGCAATTAAAGAAAATTGGAAACTGAAAGGAGAAAAAGAAATGAAACAGAACATTATTGCAGTAGATTTTGATGGAACTTTATGTGAGAACAAATGGCCGGAGATTGGTATGCCGAACGAGGAGCTCATCGAGTATCTGAAAAAGAGACAGGCTAACGGAGAAAAGCTGATTCTTTGGACATCCAGAAATGAAGAGCAGACAAAAGAGGCTGTGGAGTGGTGTAAAAAGTACGGACTGATCTTTGATGCTGTAAATGATAATCTTCCGGAAATCGTGGAAGCATTTGGCGGAAATTGCAGAAAGATATTTGCAAATGAGTACATAGACGATCGCAACCGCTCTATCGGTTCCTGCCGTGAAAAATCGAGCATGGAGCGTTGGGCTGAAAACGAGGTTGCCATTGCTTGCCGTCGAGAGAAGCCAGACAGAAAAGACGGGGAGTGGGATTATGGTTGTGCTTGCTATGAGAGCGCATTGAAGGCCTTTGGCTCTCTGTGTGAGGACGGTCATTCTGGTTTCAGTATTGGTCTGACTAAGGCTATTCTGAACCGTCTGATCAACAACAAGCCGCTTCTTCCGATTGAGGATACCGACGAGGTATGGAGCGATATTTCTGATATGAGTGGTCTGAAGGGAGAAGAGTGTAACTATCAGTGCAAACGCATGTCTTCCTTATTTAAGTATGCGTATGCTGACGGCACGGTTAAGTACAGAGATGTGGATCGCTATCATGGCGTGAACATCAACTGTCCGGATGCTCCATATCACAGTGGACTGATTGATACTGTTATGGACGAACTGTATCCGATCACTATGCCTTATATGCCGGCTGATAGAGCCTTTAAGATTTATACGGAGGATTTCCTTGTAGATCCGGCGAACGGTGATTATGATACCGTCGGAATTCTATACGTAATCACTCCGTCTATGGACAAGGTAGCAATTAACAGATATTTTAAAGAAGCTCCGAACGGCTTTGCTGAAATCGACGAAGCGGAGTACAAAGAGCGAAAGGAAGCTGCTAAAACTCGGATGGAGGCAACCGATGGATCGAAATAGATTTATCCAGTGCATGAAAAGCAACATCGAGTTGTCGGATAAAGAGCGGCGGAGAATTATCAGAAGAAGTGTTGAGAGTCAGCCATGGAAATTAAAGTGTACGATTGCCATGGAAGAGTTTGCGGAACTTACACAGGCAATCAGTAAACAGATTCGTGGGTATGATAATAGAATTGGACTTTTGGAAGAGATGGCGGATGCTTATATTTGCCTGGAATTCCTTAAGTCCATTTTTAATATTACACCAGAAGAGTTACAAAAAGCTATGGACGTTAAATTACAAAGAGAAAGGAATAAACAGAGATGAGTAAAGAGATTAAAATTGCCGGAAGTATTTCGTTTGGAGGAAAGCGCCTTAATGTATATGGAGATCTGGACGCTCCGCTGTTCAAGGCAAAAGATATTAGTCATGCTATCGGCTACAGCAGCGGTAACGAGTGGAGAATGCTCGAAATGTGCGAGGAAGATGAAAAGCTGAAACTACCTTTAGTAGTAGCAGGTCAGAGACGTTCCGTCAATTTTGTGACTGAGAATGGTCTGTACAACATCCTTGCACAGAGTCGTATGGAAATCGCAAGATCCTGGAGACGTGTGGTGCATGACGAGCTTATCAACATGCGTAAGGAAAAAGGCAGAAACATCGCTGAGCAGTTCGAAGAGTGGGATCGCGCAATGGATAACATTTACTTCGATGAGGAAACCGGTCAGCTTATGCAGTCTGTCACGGTTCCTGGTGGAGATGTGATCCAGATTCCTTATGAGAAGGAAGAAGAGTAATTAAAACCGTGGGCTATGCTGAACACAGGAGCATAATAATCCAGATTGGTGGGGATCTGGATATTCTGAAAGGGGAATAAAAATGATTAAATTAGAGCATGTGGTTCTGGCTAGTCCGGAACAGATGAAATTTATTATTGAAGGCATGAGAAACCCGATGAACTCATGGGAGAAGAGCGATAGCCGTACCTGTAGACAAGATGGGGCGTTTTGTATGGAATGTGAACATAAAAACAACTACTGTTTAGGAGAAAATGATCACTCACTTATGCAACGATTATCCAACGCTGGAACAGACCATAGAAAGTTTATGAGAATGCTGCCGGTGTACGTACGAATCACAGCACCTTTATATTGGTGGAAGGAATTTGATACTTATAAGGTTGGCACAGTTGCTAACAGCTGTAGTACCATGCATAAAATCCAGGCTAAGGAATTCACGATGGATGATTTCAGTTGTGAGCATCTTATGGGTGGTTATTTGGAACAGATGAGAAGGATAATCGACGATCTTAATAATGCTAGGAAATACTTTACAGTAGGGGATCAGTTCTTTTCTCCCGGTAATAAGCGAGATTGGTGGCAGATGATCCAGCTCCTTCCGAGCAGCTATAACCAGACCAGAAATGTCATGATGAATTATGAAGTTCTGGCAAACATCTATAAGTCCCGTAAGGATCACAAACTGGACGAGTGGCGGAACTTCTGCAAATGGATTGAGACTCTTCCATATTCTGAGTTGATTACTGGAGGTAAAAGATGAACGATAAATATCTCAGTGTGATAACAAATTTTGGTTGCCATTATTCCTGCCCGTATTGCATCGTTAAGAATAATCATCTGAATATTCCCAAAACTACAATTCATGGATTAAATAATCTGTTTTCTGAAATTGTGAAAAACCGTTGTAATTGGGTCTCTTTATCTGGCGGAGGAGATCCTCTATGGAAGTATGAGCAACACAAAGATTGGTACGAGAAATTCTTTGAAATCGTAGATGCAGCTCATGTAAATACGGAATTGCATACTAGCTTACACGCCGTTCAAGGAGTATCTTATAGTCATTTTGACAGGGTTGTTTATCACTTACATAGTTTAGAGCAATTATATAGCATTAAACGTGAAAACTGTTCTATCGTCAGAATTGTATTTGTAGTTACCGAGGATTTTACCGAGGATACGATAAATCGTATCGCTGTGTTCTGCGCCAATTCGGAGGATATCGACGAATTAAGTTTTCGTCAAATGGTGGATAATCATTATCGAGAAACATACTACTGCCATGACTATTTGAAAGCCGGTCATAAAAAGTTGTGGTGGTATATAGAGCAGAATGACTACAATCTATATTACTGCCAAAATCATGTTTATACGGAATATAAAAATATTGGGGGTGATAGTAATGGTTAAAGTACGAGATATTCTGCCACTTATTCAGTGGAATGATGCTCAAATCGTAAAAGACCGGGATGAAGAAATCTGTTTACTCAGAAATGATTTTATGGTCGGAAGCTTATCAGAAGAAATTCTGAATATGACAGTCACGGGTATTGAAAACGATGAAAATATTGAGAACACTGTCGTCGTTTATGTTACGGATAAGGAGGATTAAATTTATGCATTTTACAGTTATTCAGATTATCATCATGTTTCTTATCGGCTATATATGCCTCTATACACTGGTTGACCGGGTTATGAAGTGTATTGAGCACTGTGCTACAGCCAAAGCATACGGACGGTTCAAAGAAGCCGGAGTAATGATAAAAATGGATGATGTAGCAGCTGGCATCGCAAAGTCAAAAGAGGAGAAAGACAATGTTGAGAAGGGACTTAATTAAAAACAAGATATACGGAATCATATTTATCGTACTTGGAGCGTTGACAATCCCGATTGAATGGGATGCAACGTTCTTTTTATTTACCTTGATGTTTGGCATTTTATTATTTGTATCAAGAGAAAATTGCATTATGAATTAAGGAGGCGGCTATATGAGCCGGGCTGAAAGGAGAAGGGCACAGAAGTGCGAGCAGAAAGCTAAGACCGCTACATATAATCTGACAAGAGCCCAGTTAGATGCCCTGGTTCGAGAAAAGATATCTGGTGAACTGGATAGAGTTAAGCAGGAGGCTACGAATGATGCTAT